TCTTATTAAATTTGAAAATATGCAGATGCCAGGTGGAGTTACTTTGAATGGTAGACAAATATATGATGATGGTGTATTAGATAGAGACAGACTTGAAGAACGAATGAGGTTGGAACAAGAAATGCCACCTGATTTTATGGTGGGGTAAATTATGACAACTAATCATTTTATCTCTCAGAAAGTAAAGAGCGAACAGAACCTTTATGAAGATATTATCATAGAATCACTTAAAATGTATGGTCAAGATGTATATTATCTTCCTAGAACTATAGTAAATGAGAACAAAGTCTTTGGTGATGACGTACCATCAGCATTCAATTCTTCATATAAAATAGAAATGTATATTGAAAATACTGAAGGATTTGATGGTGAAGGTGATCTATTTACGAAGTTTGGTGTTGAAATACGAGATGCTGCTACATTTATAGTTTCTCGTAGAAGGTGGAAAGGTCTTGTTGGTCAAACAACTAATGATATAGAACAAATAGAAAGACCAGCAGAAGGAGATTTAATATATCTTCCTCTTTCAAACTCTATGTTTGAAATTATGCATGTTGAACATGAACAACCTTTCTATGCTTTAAGTAATCTACCTACATATAAACTGAGGTGTGAGTTATTCACGTATAATAATGAAAGTTTTGATACTTCGCTTTCAGTATTGAATGAACTTGAAGTTACTGGAGCATATACTTATGATCTTACTCTTAAAATTCCAAAAGTCGCAACTGCGACAGCGACTATAGGAGTATCATAATGGCTCGTATTGGAACAATAACGATGGACAGTGTGGGTTATGGATATGACTCTTCGCCTGTTGTAACAATTTCAAAACCTAATATGCCTATATTAAAACCAGTTGTTCAAGCAACATTAGATTCCGCGTCAACTACTATTACAGGAGTAGGAATATCAGTTTCTGGTTCTCATTATATAATTACCCCTTCTGTTACTTTATCATCTCCAACAGATTCAAGCAATAAACAAGCACTAGTCACATCTTCAGTATCAAGTAACAAAGTTTCTGGTTTAACAATAACTAATAGTGGTAAATTTTATTCAGATAGTTCTGGTGTAGTTTTAATAACTATTTCACCACCTACTGGTGATAGTGATAAACAAGCAACACTATCATTACAATATGATAGTGTGAATGATAAAGTTTCTGGTTTAACAATAACTAATCAAGGTAAACTTTATGATAGTTCTTCGCCACCAATAATAACTATTTCAACTTTTGATTCTATTGGTGGCTCTAACGCAAGTGCGGTTGCAACAACAGTTAATAATAGACTTTCCAGTGTTTTGATTACAGATTCTGGTAGTGGATATACGTCAAAACCTACTGTTACAGTTTCGGCTCCAACATTATCTTTAAGCGATTTTACAGCAACAGCAACAACTATAATAGTAAATAACAGATTAGATTCAGCCATAATTTCTGACTCTGGCGATTTTTATTCTAGTCCACCCTCTATCACAGTTTCGCCCCCAACTAAAAATGCAACCAATTTTACTGCAACTGCCATCGCAGTGATGAATCAAATTGATAGTGGAAATAGCATACAAGCCATAACCATGACAAGTAATGGCATGTTCTACACATCTATACCTACAGTCACAGTAGATAGTGCTACTGGAGATAGTAATCATTTTAGAGCAACTGGATTTGCGACTGTGAACTCTTCAAATAGATCAATTACAGGTATTGGAATAGTAAAGGCTGGAAAATATTATGATTCAAATGTAACACCTATAGTAACAGTTGCACCACCTACTTTAGCAAAATTTGAAATTGGTGAAAAAATAACACATAAATTACCCAATACAACTTTGCATGGTGAAGTGAGTGCATATAATTCAGTAAGTAGTAAAATGTCTTTAATTCATGTTGGTGCAGAAGATGGGCAATATCATAATTTTGTACCAAATACAGATTCTGATATTATTGGTGCAAATAATGGGTCTAAAGTAGGAATTATACGTGCTGTTGAGGTCAATAAAATATCTTCAAATGAACAAAATGAGGAATTTGCTGCTAATGTTAGTGGTACTACATTAGATTTCTTGGATTTTTCTGAAACTAATCCATTTGGTGATCCAGGAGACGAATAATGTTACAATATTTTTATCACGAAAGAATTAGAAAATCAGTCGCAATTTTTGGAACTATGTTCAACAACATTTATGTGTTGAGAAAAGATTCTTCTGGAAAAGTCATAAGTCAAGTAAAAGTACCACTTTCATATGCACCTAAAGCAAAATACTTAGAAAGGATCAGAGAAAATCCTGATCTTGAAAGGGATACAAGGGTTGCTATTAAACTTCCTAGAATGTCTTTTGAAATAACATCTTTTACATATAATGCAGAACGTAAACTTCCTAAAATGAATGCATATGATAAAAATTTGTCTACTACATCTAATACTAAAAGAAATAAATTTTTTAGTCCAGCACCATATGATATTGCATTTCAATTAAATATTTTTGCTAAAACTCAAGATGATGCTTTGCAAATGGTAGAACAAATAATTCCGTATTTTAATCCACATTATACTATAACAATGAAACCTTTTACAACATTAGCCTCTGATATAAAGGAAGATGTTCCTATAACATTAACAAGTGTAAATTTTGCAGATGATTTTGAAGGATCATTAGAACAAAGAAGAACTATAATTTATACTTTAGATTTTACGATGCTGGCGAACTTTTATGGGCCTATTAATGATCATAGTATTATTAGAAAAACAACCACTGATGTTTATAACCAAATTTTAGGAGATTCTAGTGATCCACAATTATCGCAATATACTATTGAACCTAATCCTTTAAATTTAGCACCACCATCAGGAGATAGTGATTTTGGATTTACTGAAACAATAAAAGAAAATTTTGATAGTGCGTAGGAAAAAATATAATGAGTGATTCAGATAATGAAAAAAATGATTTAGAATTTACACGGCAGACTTATTACGACTTAATTCAAAAAGGTCAAGAGTCTTTAGATGAAATGATGAATATTGCTTCTGCTTTAGAACATCCAAGGGCGTTTGAAGTTGTTGCTGGTTTAATTAAAAATGTATCTGAAGTAAATGACAAACTCATTGATTTACATAAAAAGAAAAATGAGTTAAGTAGAAATACTCAAGCATTAGAGGGTGGAACTACAAATAATTTGTTTGTAGGTTCAACTGTAGAATTACAAAGAATGCTTCAAGATATAAAAGAACCAGAGGATATCCATATTAAAGATAATGAAAATATAATAGAATTTAATCCAAAGAGTGAAGATGACTGATCGTCAAGTAACAAACTCTTATCTTGGAAATATGAATGTAAAACGTGATGGTGTGATTCAAGAATGGACACAAGAAAGTGTTTTAGAATATCAAAAATGTATGAATGATCCAGCATATTTTGCAAAGACATATTGCAAGATAATATCACTTGATAAAGGTCTTGTCAATTTTGATCTATATCCATACCAAGAAAAAATGTTTGATCAATTCAGTAACAATAGATTCTCTATCGTTCTAGCGTGTCGGCAATCAGGTAAATCCATATCATCAGTGGCATATTTACTTTGGTTTGCTTTGTTTAATCCAGAACAAGTTATTGCAGTTATGGCAAATAAAGGTGCGACAGCAAGAGAAATGCTGGGAAGAGTCACTCTTATGTTAGAGAATTTACCTTTCTTTTTGCAACCAGGATGTAAGGCACTAAATAAGGGTTCAATTGAATTTAGTAATAACTCTAGAATAGTTGCGGCAGCAACTTCAGGTTCATCTATTCGTGGTATGTCGGTAAATTTACTTTACCTTGATGAGTTTGCATTTGTTGAAAGAGCAAACGAATTTTATACTTCAACATATCCTGTTGTTTCTGCTGGTGAAAATACTAAGGTTATTATCACTTCTACTGCAAACGGCATAGGTAATGTTTTTCATAAAATTTGGGAAGGTGCTGTTCAAGAAGTAAATGAATATAAACCTTTCAGAGTTGATTGGTGGGATGTTCCAGGCCGAGATGTTGCATGGAAAGAACAAACAATCAATAATACGTCCCAAATTCAGTTTGATCAAGAATTCGGAAACACATTTATAGGAACTGGAAACACGCTTATAGAGGTTGAAACATTACTTTCATTATCAGCAACACAACCTAAAAAAAGAATTGACAAAGACAGTGTTTTGATATATAAAGAACCAATAGAAGGTCATACTTATACTTGTATGGTTGATATTGCTCAAGGTAGAGGCAGAGATTACTCAACATTCAATATAATTGATATTTCAAATGATGTGTTTGAACAAGTTGCTGTATATAGAAATAATCTTATATCTCCATTATTATTTCCAAATATAATTTATAAGTATGCTTCTGCATATAATATGGCAACTGTTGTAGTTGAATCAAATGATGCTGGAATGGTTGTGGCTAACGGATTGTATCACGATTTAGAATATGAAAATATGTATGTTGAATCTTTAGTGAAAGCAGATTCTATTGGTATTAAAATGAATAGAAAAGTAAAAAGAATGGGCTGTTCATCATTCAAAGACTTACTTGAAAATAAAAAATTAATCATACATGATGAAAATACTATACTAGAAATATCTACGTTTTCGGCAAAAGGAAATTCTTGGGAAGCAAGTGATGGTAATCATGATGATCTAGTGATGAACTTTGTTCTTTTTGGGTATTTTGTAGGTACACTTCATTTTAATGAACTTACAGATATTGAAATTAAAGATTTGTTATTTTCTCAGAAAATGCAAGAAATTGAAAATGATGTGCTACCTTTTGGATTTATAGATGATGGTAGACATGAAATAGTTGTAGATCAAGAAGCAGAGAGATGGCATATACAAACAGAATATGAAAGGTTCTAAAATACACTTTATATAAATACAAGTAATTGAACATAACCGTATTATGAAGAACTTATTAATTTACTTGGAAAAGGAAAAGAGAAATGGCATTAACAGCACCCTCTGAATCTCCTGCAATCGTTGTAAAAGAAGTTGATCTAACTAGTGGAGTTCCCAACATACCTACGTCAACAGGTGCGTTTGTAGGAAACTTTTCTTGGGGTCCATGTGATGTACCCACACTCGTTAGCAATGAAGCAACCTTAGTAGGAACTTTTGGAAGTCCTGATACAGATAATACTGTAGACTTTCATTCAGCAGCATATTATCTTAGATACTCTAATGATCTATATGTTGTTAGAGATTATACATCACTAGCAAAAAATGCTAGTGATACAAACGCAAGTAGTGTACCACTTGTTACTAATAGAGATAACTTTGATGGTCAACAAGCACAATTAACAACAGATACTCATAACTTTATAGCAAAATATCCAGGAACATTAGGAAACAGTTTAAAAGTTTCTTTTTCTGGGCAAGGTGATACAGATTATGCTAATTGGGTGTATAAGTCATATTATGATGCAGCGCCAGGAACATCAGATTTTGCGACAGCGGCTGGTGCAACAAATGACGAGGCTCATGTTGCAGTTATAGATGAAGATGGAGCAATTACTGGAACTGCTGGTACAGTTTTAGAAACATTCCCATTCGTGTCTATTGCATTAGGTGCAAAAACCTCAGATGGAACTTCAAACTATATTTTGAATGTTATAAATTCTAGATCACAATATGTTTGGTTGGCATCAGTACCAACAGCAACTTTCGGAACAAATGCTGGTAGTGCGCCATCATCTGGTTTAGATTTTGCGGCAGGTTTAACCTCTGATTTTAATGTATCATTAGTTGGTGGGGTAAACTCGGCAGCACTTGGCGCGGCAGATTTTGCAACAGGATTTGATAAATTTGAAGACCCAAATGCTTTGGCTATTGACTTTATGATTGCACCAGGTATGGCAAGCGCGGCAGATCATGCAACTGTTGTAAATGATATGATTGCAACTGCACAATCAATTCGTAAAGATTGTATGGTGATTGCATCCCCAAATCGTTCAGCAGTAGTTGGGCAAACAACTTCAGCGGCGGCGGTGTCGGCAATTTCAAGCGCAATGACTTCTAATGCATTTACAAGAAGTTCTTACCTTGCTGTTGATAACAACTATCTAAAAGTTTACGACAAATATAATGATCAATACATTTTTATTCCAG